ATTCGTAAGAAGATCATTGATCAAAATCTTGCCTATCTAAACAATCGGTTAACTTATTATCTTGACAAGATGGGATTACCGCATCAAGTTAATTTTCAAAACGATCTCAGTGTAGAAATTACACAGTTGGGTCAAGATTTAGATTTTGACAACCTAAGTAGAGGCGAACGCAATCGTTTAATTTTAGGATTGTCATGGAGTTTCCGTGATGTATGGGAAAGTCTATATCAAAATATCAACTTGTTGTTCATTGACGAATTAATCGACAATGGTTTAGATTCTGCAGGTGTTGAAAGTGCATTGAGTGTTTTGAAAAAGATGGCTCGAGAGCGCAACAAAAATATCTATCTAATCAGCCACAAGGACGAATTGATAGGTCGTGTTACTAATGTTCTCAAAGTTATCAAAGAAAACGGATACACTTCATACAGCAATGACATTGAAATAGTAGAATGACAGACAGTCACGACGAGTTATATCGAGCATTTCAACAATACTTTAAGTATAATCAAATTTGGGTCACTAGGGGAACCAAAAGAAGTGCTATGGATACTCGTTACTGGCTCAGTGAGATAAGAAGAATATGCAGTCAACGTCGTGTAGAAATACAAGATTGGCGGCATGAAAAAGATAAATTTAAGGCAATTCAAAAGGCAGAGCAGTCTGAAGATAAAGACACTAACTAGTTAATGTCATGGACTTATCAGAATGAAATTATCGAAACACTCCCCGAAGAGTGTATCGGATTTGTATATCTTATAACCAATGTCATCTCTGGCAGAAAATATATAGGCAAAAAACTTGCAAAATTCTCTAAGACTACGGTTAAAACTGTAAAACTAAAGAACGGTACCAAGAAGAAAAAGAAGATTAGAAGCAAAGTCGACAGCGACTGGCGTGACTATTACGGAAGTAGTCCTAATCTTCAAAAAGACATAGACGAATTAGGCAAAGAAAATTTCACAAGAGAAATCTTATATTACTGCAACTCAAAGGCGCAATGCTCTTACATCGAGGCCAGAGAACAATTCTCCCGTAAAGTATTAGAATCAGACGAGTATTACAACGGACACATACAGGTTCGTGTACATGGCTCACATATATTAAAATCTTAGGCTCATTTAATCTAACACCCAAGGTTGGCGGGCCAGTTCGTAATACCGCTGTGGAAAAACCGGGGAATAACCGGACACGTAACATATTGATGCACTCCCGTGGAGGTAATCCACTATGCTGAAAAATTGCAAGAGAGTCTAAGGGTTCGAACCATACGCCCAACGCATTGATATAGTATGAATGTTAGCATACGAAAAACCGTGCTATAAAAACTTAAACACTAGGAACGAGGTTTAAGACGCTGTAATAAGCGAGTCGATGTAGGTTGGGAAAGATCAGAGCCCATTAGCATTACGGTAAAACACCTATTTCCAACGTCTCGGCTGTGACAACTCACATGAAGACAAAAAGATGGAACCGTGCAAAACGGTTCCGTCTGACTGAAACAATCTACATGAATTTAAACTACTTCGTAGTTATTGTTCTAAGAATAATGTGTTGAGCGTTAGCGAAAACACAGACGAACTTAGTTCGTCTCATATAAATATGTACATGAAAGTCTTTGAAATTTTATCAGAAACCACGACATTGCAAGAAGCACTGGCTAATGTGATTAAAACTGGATTCATGAAATATCAGGTAATGAAACCTAATGGTGTTTTAGATCCCAAGATCTTTAGATCGGCTAAAGGTGCTATTCAACACAAGTCACGATTTTACATGACTAAATCTCAAAGAGATGCTAAGATAGCCGCTAAACAACGTCAAGGTGCCGGTGGAGAAGCACCACTAATCAAAGGAGCCAAGAACAAAATCAGTCCTTTTGGTCGAACTCCTGACGGTAAAATTTACACTATGGTAGACGGACAACGACGAACATATTCGGGTTATGCTGACTACATTAGAAAAAATAAAATCTGGGGACCCAGTGTTGCAGCCGCCAGCAAACGTACAGCTGGATTTTTTGAGAATTCTTGGTTAGGCAAAATGTTGTTAGGGATTGGAGCCAATTTAACTGTGCCTATCTTAGAATGGCGCAGTGAAGTAGACGCCATTCATGCAGGTTATGTCAATGGAGAATTTAGCAAAGAATATGCTGAGTGGCAAATCAAGGACATTACAGATTTAACTATTGCCAAGTTTGTTACAATATTTTTAGGTCTAGGCGCAGCAAGATTAGTTGCTGCAAAATTTCCAATAGATAAAATACTGACATGGGTGTATGGAAAAATACCCGGGGGTTCTTGGATTGCCGCACTAGACAAACCTGCATTGACTTTGCTAGTTCAATCAGTGTTAATGAAACAACCTATAGTTGAGGATCTTGCTAGAGCAGCGTTGCGACTTATTTATGAATACACACCATATGAAGAATACAGTGATAATTTTTGGTATCAATTATTTCGAGTCACTGGTTATGAAATGGTCAACGGTGAATTAGACAAACAACGTATTGCTAGCACAGGATCCACCGCAGGTACCACTTCTGGGCAGACCAAACCACCAGTTGCTAAACCAGAAGATAACGACATTGATTTTGGGGTTCCTGGAACTGCCAACAGATTGATCAAATCTTTAGGTCTAGATTAAAGCGGCAACTTGGTTTTTTGTATAGTTTCAATGTTGTCTTTGATCAATGAACTTAACAACATTCTGTCTTCATAAGAATATATGTGAAACAGTTCTTGTGCAGATACACCCCCACGCATATACCAACTGATTTTAAAAATTTCTTCTTTGATACCCTTGACAGTAGATTCTAGCCGCTCGACATATTTGCCTATGTCAGAGCTCGACATAGTTGTCATTTTCTTACGAAAAAACTTGCTTGATCCATGGTGATTTCCAAGTCAGCAGCAGTGCCGCAGTTGCTGCATTTAGATTTTACTGCGGGCAGTTTCCAATTTTTTCTATTGTCTTCTATACAATCTTTAATTTTTTCAAACAATTCTGATTCACTGTTGGTAATCCATTCTTTGATATAAGACTGTTGGTTGACCACAGCATCGGGAATTTCTACACTGTCGATGCTTTGAATAAACACTTCAGTTTGCAGTGCGGCGATTTTAGTATACAAATCGTTGACAATTTTTTGATTTTCAGGATTGTCAAAATTTTGTGCAGACTGGATCAACATTTTTTGCAGTGTGTAGTTTTCTAAATTGAATGTGGTCATTTCTTTGTAGGTCAAGGGTCTGATTTTTACTTTGACATCACCGAGATCCACAGTGTTATGAAATTCTACATGATTGAAATGATCATTTAACAAGCCTAGATCAATCTCATATTCATTTTCAGTACTGCAATTGCCACAGGTATGTTCAATAGTCATCATGTTGCCATATGTGGCAATCCTGATAGCAATCAATAGATGGTCTAAATCAACAGCGTTTATTTGCCAGCCATCGGTAATGGTAGCACAACAACTTTGAATAACTTTCACTGTGGATTCACCGTTGAACAATGCATCGGGAGTTTTCAACAAAATTTCATCCATACCGGTCATAGAATACACTGGGATCTGTGTAGGATCCCCTTCGACAACATCCGGTGCAGTATACATTCCTTTACTAGGCAATGACACATACAGTTTAGGCTGTCTAAAATATTTTTGCAATGGATTTGGGCTCATATAAACTCCGTATAAATATAACATAGGTATTTATATACGCAGTTTTTAGGATAAAAAATTATGTCAATAACACTCTCCAATGACCAATTCAAAGAACTCATGCAAGCCAGACAAGCCCCTGCCGAGAAGCCGGCTTTGGGAGACAAAGGTGCCTCAACTTTCTTAAAAGGTCTAGCAGATACAGCACAACTGGCCGGTGGAGCAATCAAAGGAGTGATAGAAGGCAACGTCAAGTTCGGCGATACTGTAGGTGGTGTTGGACAAGTTATTTCAAAACTAGGCGACAAAAGTAAAATTGCAGGCGATACATTGTCTTACATGGGTCAATATGCACAACAGTCAGTTGATGCCATGCGAAATTTTGGTAAATTTGGTGCTGGATTCAACGGCGATGCTATTGCTATGCGTAGCAGTATCGCGCAAACCAATATGAGTTTGGAAGAATACGGCAGATTTTTAAACAAAAATACCAGTATTCTCAACGCCATGGGCGGATCTGTTACTCAAGGCACAACAAAGTTTAATGAGTTCAGTCAGGCATTTTTTGATCAACAGGCTAAACAAGGCGATGCATTTGGATCTGTTAGCGATCAGTTGAGAAATTTAGGAATGACTTCAGAAGAAATCAATGGCACACTAGCCATTGAACTGGCGTCAAGACGATTTCAAAACATGGAAGATACTAAAAGCAGAGAAGAAGCAATTGCATCAGCCGCTGAGATGGCCACAGAGATGGATAAAATTGCTAAACTTACTGGCAAAAGTAGAGAAACACAGCAGGCAGAATTAGCAGCATTAGAAAAAGACGGTCAGTATCAAGCAGCCATAAGATTAGCACAGCGTGATGGCAACACGTTTGCTGCTAAAGGTATGCAAGAAGCCATGACCAGTATGGGAAAATTTGGAGCACCTGTACAAAATTTAGTAAAAGATTTTCTAGCATTTGGCACAGCCAGTAAAGATACACAAGATACATTGGCAGCATTAGGTCCAGCAGGTACTGAATTGCAAAATGCCATTCAGATGGTCAAATCAGCAAAGACTGAAGAACAAAAAATTGCTGCTCAAGCAGCGTTGAAACGTGCAGAAGAATCAGTTACTGCTGAAGTAAACAGTCGACGTGTGCTGGAAAATGCTGCATTGGGTATCAAAGGATTCAAAGGCATAGCAGATAGCACAACTGCTGTGACTGCAGGTATGGACAAAGTGGCTACAGAAAACAAATTAAATCTTGATTTAGAAGTAGACCGCCGTAAAGCTGCTCAGATCTTAAATGCACAGGTAAAACAAGAACAAGATACTGCAAAAAAACCAGCAAAAGAAGGTGAAGCAGATGCTGGCAAAGCCACAACCCAGGCAGTGGTACAGTTTGAAAAAGTCATGCAGGGTGCCACTGCTGCTGTTCAAGAACAGTTTGTTGACAGATTGAATAAAGAAATTGCGCCAGGCATGATTGAATTTACGCAGTTTTTGAAAGCGCCTGGACTTAGTAGAGAACGTATAGCAGGTGGTGTAGAAAAAGGCTACACTGGAATGAAACAAGCAATTGAGGATCCTGGCAGTCTAATAAGAAGAGATCCTAATAATCCCGATGCCGGTAAGCGCCCAGGACGTCCAGACCCACGCTCAGAAGGAACCTACGGCGCTGGAAAAATGTTTGAAGATGTTGGATCAATATTAGAAATTACTAAACCTGGTGAAGTTGTGCTGAACGGCGAACAACAAATGAATCTTGCCAAGGGTATGATGGACAAAGGTGCTGCTACTGCATTTAATAACTTGTCAAAGAATTTAGATCTCAGCAAACTGTCAGCAGGCATGCCCAAGTTTGAAATGCCTAAGTTTGAAATGCCTACGTTTGATGCTTCGGCACTCAAAGGCACAGTAACTGAAAACGGTAAGACTAGGGAAATGTCTCAGGCAGATTTAAGCAAAGCCACAAATGATATTAGCAAGATGATGGGCAATCTTGACTTGACTCAACTGAGTAAAAAATTTACTACTGAGATTAGTTCAGTTACTGGCGGCGGCGTTAGCACAGTCAAAGGACCAGACATAAAAGAATTATCGAAGCCTTTTGAAAAATCTTTTGCCGACATGCCCGCAGCAGGGTCACAATTGACCCAATCAGCATCTATTGAAAAACTTGCACAGGAGCAAGCATTAGAATCAAAGAAAAAACAAGCAGAGTCTAGTGTCGAATCTGCTAAACTTTATAAAAACTCATCTGAAAAATTTGTTTCTTTCTTGGAAAAAGATATTGCAGCCAAAGAACAAGAACTGGCTGCTACCGACAGTGAAAGACAAAAACGTCGATTGGAAAGAGAGTTGTTAACTCAACGAACCAAGTTAGATGGTGCAAAATCTCAAGTAATAGAAGATACTAAGAATTTATTAACTGCTGAAAAAGAATTAGCCGATGCCCAGCAACAATCTATTGCATCAGAAGCCAACATACGAGAAGAAACTATTCAGCAGACTAATAATATTGCAGAACAAACACAGTCGATGTTGGCAACCAAAAAAGAGTTTTCTGATTCTGAACTACAACAAATAGGTCACGAATTATCTGCACTGGCTAATGAAAAAGAAGTGCAATCAATTCGACAAGCCGGAGTGCAAACTAATCTAGATAAACTGCAAGCACAAAAAGATATTTACGAAAACAATCAAAGATACGACAAAAGAGATCTTGCAGAATCTACAGAAGAATTGTCTATTATGCGTAATAGACTTGATAATGCAGAGTCTGCTGCAGAAATTCAAGAACTACAAAAACAAATTGATCTTGAAGAAGCATTAAATTTATCTCTACAACGAAAAATTGCTGAACGAGATCAAAATATTTTGAATACTGATGCCGAGATTGCATTGGCTGCACAAGAACTGCAAGATCTTAAAGAAGAAATAGCAGACACTGAAGTTGCCATTCAAGATAAACAATCTCAATTATTAGATCATATTGGCAATCAAGGCGAGTTAGTAACAGAATCTGATGAAGACTTGGCATTGTATGGTGCCAATCAACCAGAAATTGCTGAAGAGTCTCCTGAAGATTTAGCATTGTATGGTGCTAACCAACCATCTCGTGACACCGAGTTCGGAGATCTAGCAGGTGCTATTGCAAAAAATAAAACACAAACTACCACAGGACGAGATCCATTTTCTAGCATGCTGGATAGATTTATGGGTCCAATGGCAGGACCTGCCAGTGCCACCGCTGGTGTTGATGCTGCTAAGAATTCAGCAGTGAAAGATGCTGAGAAAAAAGATGCAGATGCCAAACAGGCGCAGACTGCTAAAACCGCAACAGCAACTGATGCCAAACCAAAAACTACCGCAGGCGCAGGCAAAGAAACAACCTTATCTGATGTAGTGGCCAGCCTAGATACGTTAAATATGCAAGTAGGCAAACTGTCTGGTGAAATGTCCAAGTTGCCAAATTTAATGGAAAAAGCAGTGTCAGCAACTAAATCGTTGAATGGCAATCTTAATATGAGAGCATAACTATGTCGTGGAAAAAATATTTTACCCCTGTTAATACTGGTGCGCTAACTGACGGCACATGGAGTCCGATGAGTAGTCAGAACTCCAGCAGACCAGGACCTGCTAGAACAAACTACAGTAGTTTTTTGCCGGATGTCTATACAGGTAGCCCCAACAGAGTCGAACGATATCTGCAGTATGACACAATGGATATGGATCCAGAAGTAAATGCAGCGTTGGATATTTTAGCAGAATTTTGCACACAGAAGAACAAAGAAAACAATACACCGTTTAATTTATTTTTTAAAAACAAAGCAACCAATACAGAAATACGTATTCTAAGAGAATATCTACAGCAATGGTCAAAGTTGCAAGAATTTGACACACGAATTTTTAGAACTATTCGTAATCTTTTCAAATACGGCGATGCATTTTTTGTACGTGATCCAGAAAATCAAAAGTGGATGTATATAGATGCTGGTAAAATTACCAAGATCATAGTAAACGAAAGTGAAGGCAAAATGCCTGAACAATATGTAATCAAAGACCTCAATATCAATTTAAAAGATCTTGCAGTGACGATGATACATCCCAACACTACTAATACACAAAATAGAGGAACTACCTATGCTGCCGGCGGCAGTAACGGCAGTGCAGGCCCTGGTGGTGCATACAATGTTTCAACTGGATCTAGATTTGAATTAACACAGATGGAAGAAGCAGTAAATGCTGAACATGTGATTCATCTCAGCCTCAGTGAAGGACTAGACAACAACTATCCGTTTGGCAACAGTTTGTTAGAACAAGTATTCAAAGTATTCAAACAAAAAGAGTTATTAGAAGATGCTATCATTATCTATCGTGTACAACGTGCGCCAGAACGCCGAGTGTTCTATGTTGACGTAGGTAATATGCCCAGTCACTTGGCTATGGGATTTGTTGAGCGTGTTAAAAATGAAATACATCAACGTAGGATTCCCAGTAGCACTGGCGGTGGTACTAACGTTATTGATTCAGCATACAATCCGCTGAGTATTAACGAAGATTACTTCTTTCCACAAACTGCTGAAGGACGTGGAAGTAAAGTTGAAACTTTACCAGGAGGAACGAATCTTGGTGAGATTGACGACTTAAAATTCTTTACAAACAAGTTGTTCCGTGGTTTAAGAATTCCCAGTAGTTATTTGCCCACAGGCGCAGACGACAGTCAAGCGCAGTACAACGATGGCCGTGTGGGCACCGCGTATATTCAAGAATTTAGATTTAACAAATACTGTGAAAGACTACAGAGTTTAGCAGCCAGTATATTTGACGAAGAATTTAAATTGTATCTACACAACAGAGGAGTCAATATTGATTCTAGTCTGTTTGAATTAAAACTGCAACCTCCAATGAACTTTGCAGCATATCGTCAAAGTGAAGTAGATGGCCAGCGTATCAATACATTTAATACTATTCAAGCAGTACCGTTTATCAGCAAACGATTTGCACTAAAACGTTTCTTAGGACTGAGTGAAGAAGAGATGGCAGAAAATGAATTGTTGTGGAGCGAAGAACAAGGCAAGAGTGATCCAATACCCACAGACAGCAGTGGAGAAC